GGAAATCAGATGAACGGTTTATGATATTAGGAGAGATTCTACTAACATCAACACCATCTCTGAATGTTCGTGAGCAAAATTCCGATATGGAATTTCTCAAGAACGTCTTTGATTTAGATAAATTTATAGGAAGACTAATCTTCTTATAATAATCTGTGATTAGATTCTCTGGGTCATAAATCCAAAGATCGTCACCGACCTTACCATAAAACTCATTAGAGGGAAAATTTTTCCTCTCCTGGGACTTCTCATCGTATATAAAATTTATATATAGATGATCAGTAAGAGTTGCAATATCAAAGCTTCCATTTGTACCCATTCCCTGACCTTGACCATACTTAATAGTTTGGTCAAGATCGGGTGAATACCAGTCGCAGTGGACAACTAATTGTCCCCATGCTTCTGCAAGTCTAGGTGAGAACAGGTTTTTCATAACGATCTTTTGTAGATCTCTATGGAATCTATCTGTCCAGTTTGATATATCATAAAACTTAAGTCCTTCTGGACTAAGTTCATGTTGACCAAACTTTTCATTCCTAAGACACCTGATTTGAAAATCGGTCATGGCTGCAACGCCATTGTCCTGATTCATTCTAAAATCGGTTTTACCGAATTTAGTTTTGGTCACATATTGAATATGATCCCTAACGGGAAGCATAATTAGTTGTGTCCAAAAGTCAGATATCGCCACTATTCTTGTTTTAAAACCAGAATCTGGCACTTTTACCAATTTTCTTAGGTAATGTTTTCGAGCAGTCTCGTCCAATTTTATATCCGTAGCTATTGGAATGTCTTCCAAAGACCTTAGATATTCTACGAGATAATTGCATTCCATTTCATCGCATATGCGTTTAAATGGGACAAATAACTTACTATTCAATAGTAGGTTTGCCTCTAATATCGCACTCTCAACCTTCGGTACTTTATTTGGTCCGTTCTTAAGAAGTCTTAAGCGGTAATTCCATAAATTTACCGGTTGTTTTGAGTACTTATATTTACTAAGTTCTTTCTCGACATATGTTTCGAAAGACTTAATCAGCTCATCATCAATAGCGTTGGCTGGGTCAGTTACTGATTTGAAATCAGGACTTACTTTGCCTTCAACTATTCTGACAATGTTAAGAATGGTATTGATTGCTTGGTAGTACTTTGGAAGAATATCTTCCTCTGTACATCTAAGGTAATCAACTATTAGTTGGATGAAATTTTCACCCAACTTTGAGGGAACTTTATAAGATCTTGACGTGGATACCCACCCAGGATTTTCAGGTTTTCGGTGTTCAATTAACTGAACAGTATAGTTTTTAATTACACTGTAACGTTTGGAACCATCGTTAAAACCATGGTCCCTAATTAACTGAGTGATGAGCCTGATAATGTCATTAACGATAACTCCATAAAATTCAACTGAATATTTTGGAAGAATTGAATGAAGAACTAGTTTTTCATTCAGTAACTTTGCAGGAAACTGCCAGTTATCGCTATTGGGGCGTTTATCTCGTTTGTTTCTTTTCCCACTTCCCATCTTCTTTTTATAAGAAGATGGCTTAACAATATTTTGTGTGAACATGTTCATATAAAATTAAATTGTAAGACTTGTGGGGTCGCTGGTACCTCTGTGCCAGATGACTGGTTGAGGAATGACAATCCCCC